ATACATAATCGACGCATACGAAGCCGTTGATTTTGCAAACATTGCTTAGGAGCCTCGACCATGCCAGCCGTTGCACGAATAGGCGATTTCACAAGCCATGGTGGGGTCTTAGCGGCTCCGGTGGCTAAGTCCGTTTTGACTGGGGACAGGCCCACGGCGCACGTTGGGACGCTTCACTTTTGCCCGAAGCCACCGCCGCATCCATCTGTCACTCCATTAATCAAAGGAAGCCGCTCAGTGTTCGTGGAAGACAAGCCGATCGCTACAGTGGGATCAGCTACAGCGTGCGGGGCCGTAGTGGTCACAGGCGCAAGCGACACGGAGGCAGGCTGATGGCGGTTGGAATGAACAGGGAAACTGGAAAACCGTTAGAGGGCCTCGATCACTTGCGCCAATCGGTTGTCGACATTCTGACCACGCGCATCGGTACGCGCGTAATGCTTCGCAAATATGGCTCAGACCTGCCAAACCTAGTCGACAGCCCCACGAATAGGAGCACCATTGCCGCAATTCGCGCAGACATTATCGGCGCCCTGGGCGACTGGGAGCCAAGGATAAGAGTCGAGCAAGTCGTTTTGATTTCGGTTTCGGCTGGTTCCGTTACCTTTGATTTATTACTGACCTATCTCCCGAACGGTGAGCCGGTCGCGTTGCGGGGGGTCACAATCTAATGGCAGTCACTACAAACAATCTGCCCACGCCTGAAATCATCGAGGCGCTGGATTATCAAACTATTTTCGACGAGCTGCGCGCTGATTTTCAGTCGAAGTTTCCCAGCTTTTCAGCTTTGGTCGAAAGCGACCCGGCAATGAAATTACTGGAGGTCGCGGCCTACCGTGAGACGATTCTGCGCGCGCGAGTAAACGACGCATTTAAGGCCACGCTGCTAGGCCTGGCAGCTGCGAACGATCTCGACAACCTGGCAGACTTTTACAACGTCAGCCGGGCAAGCGCTGAAACTGATGCAGAACTAAGAGCCCGAACGATTGAAAAAATCAAAGGGTCAAGCACGGCAGGGGGTGCAAGCTGGTATCGATTCCAGGCCTTGTCAGCTGATGCGCGTCTGTCTGACGCCTTGGTCACCAGCCCGGCCCCTGGCGATGTTTTGGTTGCCTTGCTATCCGAAGAGTCAACATTGATCGAAGCCGCGACAGGGGGCGCCCTGGACACTCTGGGGGCGGTCTACGGCGTGACAAGAGACGGCACGACAGAGACTGATGCGGTCTATCGGCCAAGAGTAAGAACAGCCGCTCTGGGTTCTGCCGGTGATGGGGCCGCTAGTTCGGTTTTAATTTCAGCGGTCGACGCAACCTTGCAATCTCCAGACGTTCGGGTGATCACCGATAGCGTGAGCACGGTAAGCGCTCAAATTGTCGTTATTGATGTTTCGGCAAATATCTATCTTTACCCAGAAACGAACCCCAGCATTCTGAGCAATCTTGAGGCGAGCTTGCGGGCAGATCTTTTGGCGGCCGGCGGCTTGGGCTGGGACTTGGCCCGAAGCTGGCTGATCAGCCGAATGCACCTTGAGGGCGTCCAACGTGTCGAGCTGACATCTCCGGCGTCAGATGTGGTTATCAGTGGATCTCAGGCCGTGGCTTTTGGTTCCGTCACGATCACTTTGGCCGGTTATGACCGATGAGCTTGGATCTATTGCCCAACAATGCGACGCTGCTAGAGCGGTCTTTTTCTGAAGCGGTCGACCCGCTCCCAAGGATAGGGCAACAGCTTGAAAAAATAAGAAGCGGCAAGCGTGTAGACATTCCAGATTCGGTCGTTGATTGGCTGATCTATGAATACGGCCTGGGCGAGGTCACCAAATATCTGACAGATCCGCGTCAAGCATTAGTCGAGGGCGTTCAATGGCAGCGGCTTAGGGGCACCCCTAGCGCTGTCGCTCTGGGCCTTGGATGGATTGATTTCCCTGCAGCTGTTGAGGAGTCAGAGGGCCAGACTTTGCGATGGGCTGAATATCAGCTGGGTTTAGAAAATGGCCCGGCCGATCATTCCAAGATTTCCCAGGTCGTGGGGATCTCGGGAATTTCGCAACCTGCCAGAACGCGGATGTTCCGCATTCATGGCGGATGGTACGACTTCCGACGTTTCAATCTGAACGATCACGCGCTAAGTGAAGGCGCGATGCTTTGCGATCACAGCGGGGTGATCGTGAGGCCTGAATGGCCCCAATTAAGTTTTGGCAGGGAATATCAGAACCAAGCTGATGCCAACGGCGCAGCGGAGACGGCGCCGGGAATTGTTGACGCTTACAAGCCAACCCGTCCGGTTCAAAGCTTTCCCGGTGACACCTTCAGGCTGTCGATTGGTTTTCTTTCCGATGACGATTGGCACACGCCAAACCATCCCGGCGTCGCTGGCCGTCTGTTCAGCTTCACCAGTCTTGACGGGCTACAGAGCACGCAAGAGATTCTGCCTGAACTCAGCTTTGCAAAAGCTCAGATTGTTCTTTCAGATTCTGAACCGCTAGGCGACACCAACGCGACTCTCGCGGCTTATGAGGACATAGAAAGCGGCGAGCTGATTTTCCTAAGCGAACAGCAACTCAGCGAGACACCGCTTGAACTTATCCGCCAAGAAATCACAGAGCGTTTTGACGTTCTACACAGCAAGGCAAGCGATCCGGTCGCCGTTGCTGTCTCTAGCGATTATGAGCACGCACGGGCTTATCACCAGTTCTTGAACGATACGTTTGTGCTCGGGCGGTCGTTCCTGGGCGATGTTGCGCCGAGCCAAGCGCAGGCGTTCAACAACATCACACTGCACGGCAAGTCGGCAACCTATGCCGCGCGCACCTGGGGCGCCCACAAGTGGCCCACAATTTCATGGGATGCGCCGGAGCTAGATACCACCCCCGCCGAGCTAACCCCATTCAGTTTCTGCCTGGGTCAGATCATCTTGTCAGAGCAAGGCGAATTGGGCGATACGAACGCCTGCTTCCCATCGGCCTATCAAGAGGAGCAAGGCGACGGAGTTCTAGAGCTCAGCGGCGACGCATTGAGCGAAACGCTACTGAAACTGATCGACGTTGAGGTGCTCGAAAGAATTGACCGCTTGTCGGTTGGATCCGCCGAGTTCTATGGCCTTCCTGAGGTCTCCTCAACGATCACGTCTGATGCTGAAACTCATTCAGCTGATCATGCGTTTGGCGTTGACACGTTCATTCTCGGGCGCAATAAATTAAGCGAGGCGACATTCTCCGGCACGATCGGAACGCCTACGACTGCAACACTTAGAACGGTTGGCTTTAACGATCCGCACGCGGAAACCGCTCAGATTCGCGAGCCTTTGCACACTGATTCAGCCCAGGGCGTCACCCCTGAAGGTCAGGCAGAAGCGAACGAAAATCAGCGTACACACGCGCCGGTTCTGGCCAATGTAGGAACGGAACAAGTCGACCTCTCGGCGCCGCTTCGCACTCATTCTGAAAGCGGGCTGACAACAACCGGGCAGCTTTTGCCAGGGCAGGAAAGGACCACGACAGCCGGCACAACATACGCAGGCCTGGCAGCAAATAGCACAATTAGCGGGCGCTATACTCACAGCAGCGTCTATACAGCCGGAGCGGCTCCTCTTGGCGTCATAGCTCCGACATTCTTCGGGGCGGCAAGCTTCCCCGATTCCGGGCAAACTTGGACCACTGCAGCCTGGCCTCCAACCTCATGGGTCGAGACTCAAGTCATCGTCGGCTCAGCTCACATCACTACATAGGAGAGTTTCAAATTGGCTACCCTCACAAGTTCGGGCCGGACTGCTCTGGCCATCTCGGTCAAAGATCGCCCAATCCACCTCGCCTGGGGAAACGGGTAAACATGGTGGGACAGCAACCAAGCCGAAACCCCAACATTTGACGCGAGCGGCGATCTGTCGCTTTCTTACGGCAACGTGAGCAGCGTTGTGGTCAAGTCTTTGGACGGCGTCACAACTTACGCAATCACGACGGACTACACACTGGACGCAGCGGCTGGCACCATTGCCCGCGTGGGCACTGGAGGCATTTCGGCAGAGGGTCAAGTTTCTGTTGAGTATTTTGCAGGCCGCCCAGTTGAGTCAGCAACGTCCGCAACCCTGGCAAATGAAGTGGGCCGCAGAGTGGCCACAGAGGTGAGCTTTTGCACTCCTAACAACGCCAGCGGGGCAATCGTTGTTCCTACTGGTCGTTTCGATGTAAGCGCGACTCCAACAAATAACCTTTACATGCGTTTCGTTTACGATTTCGCAGATGCGGCGGGGGAGCTTATTAGAGAGCAGGCCGTTTATATCGACACCGTCACCGATGTCAGCCTGCCAGCTGGACAGACTTATTTTGACGACACCGACGTGACCACCGCCGGAACGTTACTCGTCATTCAGCACAGCCCAGCCATCACACGACTGTCTTCCACCAGAGAGACATTCGAGTTCGTCATTACTCTTTGATCGAGGACCTAAATCATGACACTTCAGGGTTATTACAACCGCTTTCAGCCCTCGCAAAATTTTGACGAGCTGCTGTTTAGAGCATCAAAAGGTCTGCAATCAGCAGAGCTTAACGAGATCCAATCAGTCATTAATGATCGACTGATTAATATTGCTGACGCCCTTTTCTCTGATGGCGCTGTCATTCGAGATTGCGACATCATTGTTGACGCAGCGACTGGAGCCGTAAAGGTTTCGAGCGGTGCGCTTTATGTTGCCGGCGCAGTCCGTGAGATCGCGGCTCGCAATGACATGACCATCAGCACCTCCGGCTCTGTCGAGGTGGGTGTTTATGTTGCCGTTCAGGAAGTCACCGAGCTTGAAGATTCAACGCTTCGCGATCCTGCCGTAGGAACACGCAACTATAACGAGCCCGGCGCTGGCCGTAAAAAGGTCGAGCTGTCCTGGGGCTTTTCTGGTGACGGCGGCGATGCTGCTTCTTTCTATCCTGTTTTCTCGATCCTTAACGGCTACCTGCTAGACGTTAGTGATCCCCCAGTTCTAGAC